AGCTGTTGTTGGCTCAGTATTTTTAATATAAATATAACCATCAGCTGCACCAATATCAGTACCGTCTACTAATTCTGTAAAACCAGCTGCTATTGGAACTATTTGTGCTCCTGACTCAATTGTAGGAGAACCTATAATTAAACTAGTAGCTCTTCCAACTGCTAATGTTTGTGATGTCATTCCTGAACCGGAAAGACCTATTGTTGCTGTGATTGTTGATGTTGCCATAATTTCTTATCTATTTATTATTCTGTTTATTACTCTATCTGTACTATTAACATCTAATTTGGTAACAACATCTAATTGTCCACCTTCTTGACGTTTTTTTCTTTTACTTCCTTTTAACCTACTTTTTTCAGCCCTCCCTTTATTCTTAGAAGACTTTTCAAAACCTACTATCTTACCTCCTTTATGAGATGCATCTAAACCATCATCATTCCCATATGTTCCCTTCTTCCTATTATACTTATTTAATGCAGCCCTCTTCTTTTTAGCTTTTTTAGATGACTGAAATTTCTTATACTCTTTTTTATAATTTCTTTTAGCCTTTGCCACAAATACAAATTCCTAAATTAAATAATACAACACGGTGTTCAACTCCTGGGTTACAGTATAACTCTAACACAGTTAATTTACCTAATCTAATAGATATGTCATATATAGATTTCTTTTTCTTATCTGTACCTGACCAACTATTTATTCCACAATATTCCATATTAACTTTTTTCTTTATGAGAACCGTCACAAGTACCATTCTCTGATTTAGTTTTACCACATTTACATTTCGCCATTATTTCCTTTTTACTTTTTCTAATGATCTACCACCAAAGTAGGCACCTATCACTGTTATTAATACTAATTGTAATAAACTTTTCCATTCATCATCTACTACAAATTTAATTGTTCCAGCATCTATAAAGATCATAAGTACTGTACATACTACTAAAAATACTAACACTAGTGGTCTTACATTTTTAGCTAACCAAGAGTCAGAATTCATATCTGCTTTCCAACGTTCAGTTACTGTTTTCTCCATCTCTACTTCGTAATTGGAGATTAATTCTTTTACTTTTAACTCTGCTGCTAGCTTCTCATCTTTAGATGTGTGTAAGTTATCTATAACATCACCTACTCCTTTAACTAAAGCTGTTGCTCCACTACTAAATATTTGTGTTAATATACTCATATTAACTTTCTGGAGTAGTAGCTACAACAATTGTCATTGCTGTTACACCAGGTAATGCTGTAGGCTTTCCATCCGAATCTAATGCACAAGGATTGTGTATCCATGTTAATACATCACTAACATTAGAACCTCCTATATAATTCTGAACAAATTTCCATATCATAGGTTGTAATTCATCCAGTACATCCATTGTAATTACATCTGTATTACCATATTGAGCACCTGCCATAGGTTCAAAATGCCAATTCATTTTACCAGCTTTACAATGAACTGCTCTAAGTCTATGTTGTGCAGCAATATATGAAACACCGGCTGCACCATCTACTGCACAAGTAGAAAATCCTAACAATAATCCTCCACCTACACCACGTGCTGCTGCTGATGATCTTGACGCACTACTATTCATACTAGCCATTTGTGAACTTGACCATGCTTTATTTTTTCTTTGATATTCTCCTGGAGGTGCTTGTGCCATAATTTTTTATTTAAATTGTTAATTCTTCAACGTTATAGTATAATATACAAAAAGTATAGAACATATACAATACATTTTACTTTTTCTTCTTACGTTTTCTTGCCATCTTTTTAAAAGTTTTAGCTAAAGCTTTTGCTCTACCAGTGCAACCTTTCTTAGTTATAGGAGTACACTTACCTTTAGTACCTCTTTTCTTTATAGACTTGTTAACCTTTTGTATCCACTTTTTATCTTTCTTTTTTGCCATATTATGATAATGTTCTTACTGTTTCATTCATCACTCTATACATTGATTGTCTTTGTCCATTACTTATTACTACATCTTTCCAACACATAAAATCAAAGAACCATCCTTGCATACCTATTCCTGGTATACCTAATATATGATCAATCGTAGCTGCATTAGTCTCTGTTCCACCTCCAGTTAACTGAGCATCATCAAATAGTCCACCATCTATATAAGCATCTAAAAGACCATTAACATCTCTAGTTAAGGTAACTATATATGTGTCAGTATTAGTCATAGCTGATGGTATTGTAAAGTTTTTATTAGTACCTCCTCCTAATTTAACTCTAAGTTGTGTAGAATTATTTATTCTAATAGAATTACTAGAAGTATCCCCCATAACACTTTCATTACTCATAGTAGCTGCTTCTATTCTAATTCTAAACATTATACTAAATGCACCTGTATCAGTACCATTTGTTGCATCAATATTTATACCACCATCAGCATGTGTATAAAATATTTGTAATCTATCACTAGAATCTGTATATACTCCATTCTTTAATGGCGTATTTAAAGAACCAGCTTCATATTTAGGTTTATAAGTTTGAGTAACTTGAGCAGCATATCTACCAGTACCTCCATAACATTCCCATATGGCAATTTTATCTCCTACTTGTAAAGGATTACCTAGCATATAATCAGCTCTTTGAATAACATTATTACTAATATCTTGATTAGCAAGTATTTTTGTACCAGCTTTTAACCACATTTGTAACCCAGGAATATCAGTTGGTTGTCCTGCATCTACCGGATCTATATCTGCAGTATCAAGTGTAATTCCACCATATTTTACAACTGGTAATTTAAGTGGACCAAGATCACTAATCACTTCAGTATCCATATTTGTATAGAATGTTACATTATCACTCTTCGTATATGATGTAAGTAAAGAAGTAGAAGATACTAATGGATCAAAGTAAGCTCCATTTCCATATACTTCTTGTATTTCTGCTTCATTCAGTTCGGTATTCCAAGTTATAAATTGACTATAACTTCCATTAGTTGTGTAGTCAACTCTAGAACTATCTCCTATATTAAGTGTATAATTAGTATCTCCTCTTACATGTCCTCCTACACCTGTAGCAGGTTGTATTCCAGTTACATCAACACCATCTATATATATCTTTAATGTTTCACCCCGGTTATTATTCATTGTAACAGCAACATGTTTCCATCTACCTACTAATGATGCACAACTTGCTTCACCTAACCATGCTACATTAGAAATGCATCTTCTATAGTTACCTACATAATCTCTAGGACTATCACCAAACACATCCCAATAAAGTTTACCTGCATATGCAGCATCATCAGTTAATAATAATCTAAATGCAACTTCTTCATTATCAACAGGAAGATTAAAACCTTTTTCAAATAAACAAGCATCTTCTTCTGTACAATCATCCATCTTTATCCAAAAAGCTGCTGTAAATCCTGTAGAACCAGGAGTAATACTACTACTAGTTTGAACAGCAGCATGAGTTTCATCAACACCATCAAATGCTGTTGATTTAAATGGCTCTCCACAACCAGGTGGTAATTGATTAGGAAGATTAAGAGTACCATATCCATATTTATTTTCAAAATCTTGAAGTTCATCACCTATTTGATACTTATCAAATGCACAATTATATGCTCTTATTTCACTAAACCATCCTTGACCTGGTACAAAACCATCTTGACCTCTATTTCTAGTATTAATATTAGCAAGTACCATATCTAAGTTTACACCATGTATAGTATCTTTAAATTGTTCATGTGCACCAATACCCCATGTAACATCAAAGATATCATTACCATATGGAAATTGTTCTGTAGCTACTATCCAATGTACATACCATATACCACTAGTTAATGTTCTGTATCCAGTATTATTTATTTCATTTAATGGAGAAGAATCATATGTAGAAGTAGGACCTGTTGGATCAGCATGATTATGACCATAATAATTACTCTTACAATATGGTTGTCCATGTGGTTTTAGACCAGAAGCATGATGTTTATTAGCATCATCACTTACTGTCCAATCATCACCCATTAACCATGATTTATCATTTATCCATTCAACTTTAGATGTAGCACGATGAAAGAATATTGTCCATCCTTTACCATAAGCTGCATCAGAAGTTGTATCTGGTTGTAATGCTGGTGGTGCAGGACCATTAGTATTAGCAATAAGATATTCAGGAGTTCCATCTTTACTATTAAAAAGAAAAGTTTTGAAAGGCCACGTTATAGTATCATAATCTGGTGCAGTAAGTGGATCATTATCAATAGTATCCCATGTATAATATGCAGTCATATCAATGGGTAATCCTATTCCATTATATGCTTTATTCATTACTTGGTCTATAGGTGAAATACCAGATAAACTTGGTGGACCCTGAAGTGTAACTGTTGGTGTATCAAGTGCATCTAAATGTAATACTAAACAATCCTTACGCCCTCTAGGATTTGGTGGTGGGCAACCTTGTCTACAAAAACAACAACCATAATTAATATCTAGAATTCCTTGACCTGTTCCATAATGAGTTATTACAGCATAGTATGCAGGCCAATAATTAGTAGCTGCACCTATACCTGTAATAGGAATAGCTTGAGCATCTGTTAAAAAGTCATCCCATAGAGTATATGACGTTTGAAGTCCTGCTAATTGAGCACCATTACTAGGATTGTATAATACATAATGACTGAAATCAATTTGAATTCCTGTGCTAGATGAAATAAGTGGACAATCATCATTAGGAATAAGAGGACAATCGGTACTAGTAATATAAGTACTAAGAGTCGTTACATCTACATTAGTATATCCATTTGCTTGATCAGTTATATGAGCTTGAACTTGAGAAAATGTTCCAAATGTCATACCTGAAGTTACAAGTGTAGTTCCATCACAAGTATTAAACCAAACTTGAGAAGCTTGACAAGCTCCTAAACTAGCATATTGTCCTCCAGCTTGTTGTATACATCCAAATTCTGGAACACATTCCCATGGATTAGGACCTCCACAATCTGTGCAGCTACAAGATGCTATGGCTAAATTACACTTATGACAACAAGGATTAGAACCTGAATCAGTAATACAACCAGGATCATAAAATTGTGATACAATACCGTTATTTGCTCCTGTACCCGCAACACCCCATACTTCATCAAAGGTATTATTTATTGTTACCGGTATACCTTGAAGTACTAAAGCATCAATACAATCCTCCCAAGAGTCAAAATATCCTCCAGTAACACCAGGAATGTCAACACAATTTGGATTTGTTAGGGAAAAAGTAAATGGTTGATAAGATGGTCCTTGCCAATAACCACATCCTGTTAGTGGATCAGTTGGACACATTATATTACCATTTGGATTACTTGGAGGACACTGTGTTGGAGTATTATAAATCCAAGTAAATTCATGAGCATGTAAAGTAGTAAAATCTGGAACATGTGTATTATCTGTTAATTCAGATAATATGTCAAGACTAGAAGTTGCTGGTAATGTTCCAGGACCATATGTTCCTAAAACTAATGTATCAATTGGATCAGGACAACTACTATAACTAGGAGCTGCTTGACATGCAGCTAGTGTAGAATACTGCCCAGTTCCATTTCTTGGATCTTGACAAGTACCACTTGGTGTACAAACCCATGATTCTTCAGAATCACAACAAGCAGCTTCACAATCTATCAATGCTGTAGGACCTGTATATGTTCCAACTAATGGGAAAGGATCATAACATAGACAAGTCATAGGATCACAATCATAAGTTACAGTACTACAAGTTTCTTCACATTTACAATAATTCCAATTAATGCACGTGCCAATTCTGCAATTTGCATGTCCACTCAACGTACCAGGGCAGATTATAGTATCCACACCACAATTAAGTGATGGATCAATGTATGCATCAAGATAACTCTGAAGAGTACCTATTGCTGATGGAATACCTCCAATAGAAAAAGGTGTAGCCATAGTAACTCCTGGTACACCTTCAATCATAGCATCAGCAAGTATTTGATCCCAATTCCAAGCTACAAAATTAGGATTTGGCCCAGGAGTTATTGAATCCATACCATAGAAACTTCCTATAGTACCATTCAAATATGATATATATATAGGATTAGGAGGAAGTATTTGGGTTCCATCCATAGGACAACAGCTTGTATCTGCTCCTGTTATAGAGTTTGTGAAGTTATTTACATATCCTATCCAGGTTGGATACATCAGTATAGTAGGAGTTCCAACTGTTGAGTTTGGACCTTCACAACATTCATATTGTGTGCAATATTGAGTTTCATTTATTTCAAAAAATAAACTTTGAGCATTAGTTCCACTTATACCATTAGCAGGATCACCATAATATTCCATTGCATCTACTGCAGTAGCAAAAATTGTACCTGATGCTCCATTTACTCTAGCTAAAGGTGGTGAACCATATATTCCACTAGCATTACCATTAATATCACAATCATTATTAAAACCAGTAGCAATAGCTGTAAGACAATCAGCTTCAGTTGGATACGGACCACTACCATCTAAAGGATCTTGACAAGCAAGTCCAGCAGCACCTTCATAACATTCCCAACTTGCACCTGGACCTGAACCACATCCTTCACATTCACATTCCTCAAGTTCTCCGTATACAGATATATCACAATCTTCATTTGGTGGTTCTTGACATATACACCAATCAGTTGTTATAGATAGTCCTGTTTTACCCAATCCTCCTGACCAATATGTTTGAACATGTATATTGAAAGCATCAAAATCCATACTAGAACTAAATCCTGTACCAACATTAGAATTACAGTAGATTATAATATCATCATATGTAGAAGTAGTAGCATCAAATACATGTTGAACAACATTATTATGTTTAAGTTCAATTGTATTAATAAATAGTAAATCAAAACCTCTAGGACCTAAACACCTGTCATTACCTATATTACTTGTTGATATATTATCTTCCCAATAGAATTCACTTAATAGTTCTGTACTACACCAAGCTGGACAACCAAAAGAACGTATCCAATCAAAAATTGAATTTTCCATATTAGCTCCTTGTACTCCAGTATTAGTTTTATCACAACAAGTACTATTAGGCAAACACCAAAGACAGTCTGACACCATTAATTGCGTAGTGCCGCCTCCACTCCAAACTTGATACTGATTTCTCATCGCTATATAACCCATACCAACAGTATATCCACCACCACCATTAGAATTCAGCCAACTTATAACATCATTAACATTAGTAGTAATGGTTGCTATTATATTAAAACCACTATCTTTTATATATACAGTAGAAAGTCTATCTAGTGTTCCGCCAGCAGGTCCACAACAATCATTTATACTACAATTTCCCGGTTGAACACTACCAACTCTTTCCCAGTAATAATCCATAAAGGTAGTTGTTGCTGGAAAATTAAGAGCCAGCCAATCAAACATATCATGTGCTACCGGTGCAGCTGCAGTTGTACCTCCAAGATTTGAATTAATAGAATAAACTCCCGTATTATAAATTTCACATACAGGAGGACCACAAAAACTAACTGCTGGTTCACATAAACATGTAGATAGTTCTGCATTAAGTTGAGCAGTTGTCATGCTTGTAGTTACACTTCCTCCACAACCATTTGTATTTGCCCAAGTTACTAAATCCAACATGCTAGCAAAATTTGGACCCATCTGCATTGGAACACCTCCTATATTTTGTACAATCTGTAAATGCGTAAAATAAACAAGGTATCCTCCATTTGGACCTTCACAACATTCAACAGCAACCTCAGTACAATGACAAGCAGTCCATGCTAATTGTAAAGTATGAATAGTTCCAAATAATATAGCAACTATATCAGCATATGTAGTAGTTGATGTAATTGTGGTATAACCTAGTGCGTTTAAGGCACTTACTAAAGTATTAGTTGTAAAATAATCTCCTGGTAAAATCGCTCCATTTTCAGTAATCCATGCCTTATACAGTTTATAATGTGCAGACCAAGTAGGACCTGGACCAGGTGTACCTGAGCAGAGACCCGGATTTTGAGGATATCCTACAAAACTAAAATAGTAATCACCAAATTGAGCTGTTGGAGCATTTATACCAAGCCAATTATACTGATCTTCTGGCAGAGTACTAACTACTCCGCTATCAATATTACCATAATCTATACAATCATTAGTAATATTAACCCCAGGACAAGGTACATTACTTTCAAAATAGTAATTAGTTATAGGATCATTTGGATGATTTGCAAAATACCAATCCCAATATGTTGCATAACCTGCAGTAAAAATTCCACTATCAGTCATACCAGCTGTTATACAAGTGTTTGAAAAAGGAGATGCTAAACAATCTGCCATAGTATCAAATGATCCTCCAAGTACTGCTTGACATTCCCATCCTGCACCAGCTACATTTACACAATCAAAACAATTCTCAGTACATACTTCATCAGCACATCTAACTTCTATGAAGCGGTCCTTACACCCTACAATTTTACATTTATTTATTCTTCCTAAGTTGTGAGTTATTGGCATAACATTATTGTTTTATTATAGTTGTACGCATTCTCATCCATGTAACCTTTAACAATTGAAATAGAAGTATTGTTACTTCTATTAACCATTGGCATATAATTGAAAACAATGCTATCAATGCAATCATAAATATAATCAATACCAGAGAAGCCTTTTGTATTGGCATAGGCATTGAAGTTAAAATCGGAATGGTTAGTACACCTATAAATAATAGGAATACAAAAATTATTGTTAGCATATTTCTCATCTAATATATTTCTTTCTATTTTTAATATATACTGCTCCTATTGGTACTTCAAATATCTCTCTACCTAATAGATCATACATTTTATTATCATTAATAGTATTTAATTCTAATTCAGCAACTCCTACTAGTGCTGACATCTTCTCCCATTGATATGAATTTGGATTATACACTAAAGTATCACAGTTAGTACAAACATAAGTAAACCCATTTATATCTATAGTTACGTCATAACAAACTTTTAATGTATCTGTTAAAGCCACTTGTCCAAAAGAAGCATTTACTCCTGAACCAGAGTAACATAGATTTGCATTACATACACTCCAATTCCAAGTTACTGTATCCGGTATATTGGATATAGATCCTGATACTATAAATGGATAATTAATTGTAGATGTTGTTGTATATGATATTGAATCACAATACATAACTTGAGCTTGAGTTTGTAATCCCAATGCTACTAATAATATAAATAATAATTTTTTCATATCTCTATTTTATACTTTCTAATTCTAGTCTTTTATTAATATTTTTTCTTTGTGCTTGTTTGTTTGTTTTTCCTTCTTCAGTTCTCCATGTATCAAGGGTGTGTGGTTCATGTAATAATATAGTTTTTTTATTTATCGTATATGTAAAGAAATGTTCATAATTCAATAGTGCAACATCAGTATCAAGAACACTAATTAATTTATCACTTGTTTTCATTCCTCCTGGAGCAAACTTTAGATCATTCCATACAGTAAGTAACTCACGTACAACTCTTGAATTAGGTGTAGTACCTTGAATACCACACTCAAATAATGCTCCTCTAGTATCTATCTTAGCTCTAGATCCTGCAAAATATGTAATATTCTCACTTAATCTATTCATAATAATATCAAATGATCTTATTATCTCACAGTCAGGATCAACTGCTATTCCACCATAGTCTCTTAATAATAACATTCTAAATCTATCAGTAACATAAGCTAATGGAAAGTTCTTCCCTGTATAAGCTGCTATATAAGGATCATTAGAATATTTCTTCCATATTTCATTACCCCATAGATAATGTTTATAACCTAAAGGTTCATGTAAATCTTTCATCTTCTCTGTAAATTCCTTAAACTTTTTAGGAATTTCTTTACCTATCCAAATCTGATGTATTATTTTAGGAATTTTAGTTTTCATTTAGAAAGGTTATTTATTAATTCTTGTACATCTTCTCGTTTAACTCCTATTTTAAATCTTAAACAAGCCTGAAATCTTTCAACTTCTTCTTCTTTAAAAATTATTATTGTAGGTACATTTTGTATCTTATATTTCTTTTGTATATCTGCTAGCATTTGTTTATCTGATATAAGTATTCTCATTACTCCACAGTTTTCTAAACTATCTAACCAAACTACACTATTATCTTTATTCCAATAAGCATTAAATTCTACAACACAAATATCTTGTTTACAGAATTTTGTTTGTCCAAGAGCATTTCCAGACATTAATAATATCAGAAATAATACAATCAGATAAGTTCCAAATATTTTCCAAGTTGGATCTTTCATCTTAAGTCATCTATTTTTTGTTCCATACGTTTTAAATCTTCCTTAATTTCCTTAACATCTTCTAGAGTATTCATAATAGTTTGACGTATCAATTCATCTTTCATATCAAATTCTATTCTAGTTATACTTGGTTTTGGTAACTCTTTAGCTTCTGCTATATCACCCTGAAGTATAAACCACATACTAATAATTGTTGCCATAGCAGCACTAATACCTATAAGTGTTTTTATACTTACATGAAATCCTGTATTTTCGTTTAATTCTTTTGCCATAATTAATTATTTTAACCTCCACCACCTGGTGGTCCTTCTTTTTCTGGATCATATCTATCTGGTGTTCCTGATCTTCCTTTTCCTGTATTCCAAATTATAGAATTAGTTGATGTTTGATCTCCACTTGATGGGAATCTCTCACCTTCAATTCTATGCCTAATAGAAAGTGCCTCATCATAATATTGTGAATTCTGTTCTGTCCATACTGATATATTAAATCCATCTGTAGATGTATGAGATTGAATATCAATAACATCACCATATCCTAACTTAATAGGACTTTCAAATGTAAGTAACTTAGCATTTTCACCATCTTCAATTTTTAAATAATTAGCAAGCATCACTTCTGCTGGTGTTATTGTTTGATCAAGTGCTCCTCCACCAGATCCATCAGGATCTACTATTGTAGTAGTACCTGCACTCCCATTATAAATCCTAACAGAAAAAAACTTGTCATTAATTTCACCCTTATAGCAATTATTAATCCATATTTGTTTTACATATACCCCTCCATGAGGATTAAGTGCTGGATAATAATATTCATTATTAATATTATAATCATATAATGGAAAAGCGTCATAGATTGTTTCCCAAGTATCTACTGCTGATACACCAATTACATTTCTGCCATCCCAACGAAGCTTTTTAGCACTCGCAAGAGTACTTGCGTTTTTACAACTACTACCTGCTCCACTACCACATTGATTTTCTGCTCCAGTACATCCTGCTATTGCTGAAATAATTCCAGCTCCTCCTGATACTGTAATACATCCATAAGATGTAGGACATTGAGGACAATCATGAAAAAAACCATCTAAAGCTGGTCTTTCTGGATCACAACCTATATTAAGATGTAATCGGTCACCTACTTGTAAATCATTTAAAGCACCTGTAATAGGTGTAACAGAATAAGCTACACATGCTTGTACTGTATCACAGCACTCTGCACAATTACTTTCTGCTCCACAAGATTGTAATGTTATATTCCAACACAATGCCATTTTAGTTCCATATCATTTTAATTACTAATAGTTTTTTCATACTAATCCCAGAATAATAATTTAACTATAAACCCTATAATAGCAGCATACATAACCCACAAAGCTTTATTAACACCATTCTTCCATTTCTTCATATGGTTGAAGTCTTCAATATCTTTCATCCACTTACCCATGTTTTGATCACGTTGATCTAAGCGCTCAGTATTCTTGTTAACTCTAATTACTAATCCAGAATCTGGATCAAGTAATTTAATCATTAACTTGTCTATTTTTCCGTTTAGTTCTTTTACATCTTCACTCAACATCTCTATATCTTTTTTCATTAACGCTATTTCTTGTTTAGTAGTAGTTGACATATCTTATATAGTTGCTACAACAACACAATCACTTGCAGTTAATATTGTAAATGTACCTCCTTTTAATTTATTAAGTTTATTAGATTGAGTACCTGCATCCCAGTTAACTGTTACACCTACTGGGATAATCATAGTATTACCTGCAGGCATCTGTAGATGCAATGTTCCACTATTATTTAATATAGAAAAAGTTCTAAACTTTTCTTGAAAAGTATGATTAGTATATGAACCTGTAGCACCAAATGGTGTTACTATTCCTATCTGATTTCTAATTGGTGCTGTTGTTGCCATAATTTTTAATTTTTTTTATTACTTTTGTTTAATATTTATTATACATATACAATATACTAAATAAATAGCAATTAAGAAAATAAAAATGGAGTGAAAAAAAATAATAGAAACTTTTGTTATTTTACTTTGAAGATGATAATTAGTTTTACTATCTTGTAATTACCTTTTAATAACTACATTAAAAACAAAACAAATATGAATTTAAATAATAAGATACTTAGTGATATTACTATCTACATGAAGTACAGTAGATATATACCAGAATTAAACCGTAGAGAGACATGGAATGAACTTGTTGATCGTAATAAAGCAATGCATATAAAAACATATCCTAAGTTAAATGATGAGATAAAAAATGCATATACTTTTGTTTATAATAAGAAAGTATTACCTTCAATGAGATCAATGCAGTTTGGTGGTAAACCAATTGAAATTTCTCCTAATAGAATATATAACTGTGCATATATGCCTATTGATAATCTTGCTTCATTTAGTGAATGTATGTTTCTATTACTTGGGGGTACAGGTGTTGGTTATTCTGTTCAGAAGCATCATATTATTCAACTTCCTCCAATAAACAAACCTTACCCAAAAAGAACTAGAAGATATTTAATTAGTGACTCTATTGAGGGATGGGCAGATGCAGTTAAAATGTTAATGAAGTCATATCTTAATGGTAGATCTTCTTCAATAATTTTTGATTTCTCAGACATTAGACCTAAAGGTGCAAGATTAGTAACATCAGGTGGCAAAGCTCCTGGTCCTCAACCACTTAAGGAATGTTTATTAAAGATTGAAGGATTACTAAGTTCCAAAGAAGACGGTGATAATTTGTCTACATTAGAAGTACATGATATTATATGTTATATAGCTGATGCTGTCTTAGCTGGAGGGATTAGAAGAGCTGCATTAATTTCTTTATTTTCTGCTCATGATAATCAAATGATTTCATGTAAGTCAGGAGATTGGTGGGAAACAAATCCACAAAGAGGTAGAGCTAATAACTCTGCTGTATTAATGAGACATAAGATAACTAAAAAGTTTTTCTTAGATTTATGGAAACGTGTTGAACTCTCTGGTTCAGGGGAACCTGGAATTTATCTAAATAATGATAAAGATTGGGGGACTAATCCATGTTGTGAAATAGCTTTACGTCCTTATCAATTCTGTAACTTATGTGAAGTAAATGTTTCAAATGTAGAATCACAAGAAGACCTAAATGAAAGAGTTAAAGTTGCAGCATTCATTGGCACGCTTCAAGCAGGTTATACGGACTTCCATTATCTAAGAGAAATATGGAAAGACACAACTGAAAAGGATGCATTAATAGGTGTATCTATGACAGGAATTGGAAGTGGTAAAGTCTTAAAACTAAATACCACTGAGGCAGCCTTAATTGTTAAGAAAGAGAATGCACGTGTAGCTAAAATGATAGGTATTAATAAATCTGCTAGAACTACTACGGTTAAACCTGCTGGAACAACATCATTAGCACTTGGAACATCATCAGGTATCCACGCTTGGCATGCTAAATACTATATTAGAAGACTACGTGTTGGTAAGAATGAGTCAATTTATAAGTACTTATTGGCTCATCATCCAGAATTAATTGAAGATGATTATTTTAGACCACATGATACTGCAGTAATAAGTATACCACAGTGCGCTCCTGAAGGATCTATTCTAAGAACTGAATCTCCATTTGAATTACTTGAAAGAGTTAAGAAAATTGCAATTGAATGGGTGAAACCAGGCCATAGGAATGGTTCAAATAGCCATAATGTTTCAGCAACTATTAGTCTTAAAGAAGATGAATGGGATAAAGCTGGAGAATGGATGTGGGAAAATAGAAAATATTATAATGGATTATCAGTATTACCTTATAATGGTGGAACATATGTGCAGGCTCCTTTTGAGGATACCTCTAAAAAGAAATTTGAAGAAATGTTAAAACACTTAATAGATATTGATCTATCTAAGATAGTAGAAGTAGATGATAATACAGATCTTAAAGGTGAACTGGCTTGTGCTGGATCATCCTGTGAAATTAATTAATAACTAAAAAAAACCTTATGGAAATAAATGAAGCAAACATTAAAGAAGAAATAAAGAAAAACAAACTTTTACTTATACAATTTTGGGCACCATGGTGTGGTCCTTGTAGAGCATTAATGCCTACTATTGATAAGTTAATAGAAGATTTTAAAGATAAAGAAGTCACTATAGGTAAGCTAAATACAGATAATAATCAGAGTTTAATGCCGGAGTATGTCATAAGAGGAATTCCTACTATATTAATATTCAAAGATGGTGAAGAAGTAGAAAGACTAAGAGGAGGTCCAATAAGTCTTTATACAGATAAATTAAACTACTATCTTAGTGCTATTACTGCTTAAATGAAATATATAATTTCATTCACAACTAGTCCAACTAGAATACATAAATGTAAACTAATGTTAGATAGTCTGTTAAATCAGACAGTTAAGCCAGATTTAATAATGCTAAACATACCTCATGTTTTTGCAAGAACTTCTGAAGAGTATGAAATTCCTCTTGGTATAGAAGATAACGTTCTGATTAATAGAGCAGATAGAGACTATGGACCAGGGACAAAAGTTATACCTACTGTGAAATATCTTAAAGATAATAACTTTAATCCTACTGAGACAAGAATAATTTATTTAGATGATGATATAATATATCCGCTAACTATGTTAGAGACAATGAAAAGTATACCCAATGATAACTCTGTATATGTAGGTTCAGGATTTGATTTTAGATGTGGGAAAAATAGTTGTGATAACATATCAGCAGTTAGAAAACATAATGCTGTAGCTTCAGTAGCTGAAGGTTATGCGGCTGTCTGTATAAGATTAGATACTTTTGCTGATGACTTCATGGAATATATAGATATGTATATAGATGATTTAGACTTTTATTTATCTGATGATGTAGTATTAAGTAATTATTATTGTAGTAGAGGAATAGCTATTAAATTAATTAATATACCAGGGAAATTTTCTATAAAAGATATATGGACTAATAGAGGAGTATTAAGTTATGGATTACAAAAGGATGCATTACATAATGGTGCAGATGGAACTTCAGTTAATAATGTAAAACGTTATAAAGCTGTGCTTGCAAAACTAGGTGCTGATAGAAATAGATATATTACTTAATATGAAAACAATAACATTATTATTAGTAGAGAATAGAGATATTCCTGCAGCAAAAATACTTTTAAAAGAACAAACAGAATTATTTAAACCAGATAAGGTACTTCTTATTACAGATCCTAAAATTACTAGTTTAAAAACTTATAGTGATTTTTGTTTAGAAGAGTTACCTTCCTTAATAACTACTGATTTTGTATTGATTATACAACTAGATGGTTATATTTTAAATATGGATGCTTGGGAAGATGATTTCTTAAACTATGATTATATAGGCGCTCCTTGGCATGCAGTTATTAAAAATATAGATAGAACTAATGAAAGTCATCCTCATTTTCCACTACTAAATCCTAAATATCTAGTAGGTAATGGAGGATTTTCATTAAGAAGTAAGAAGTTTTTACAAGAATCAAAAATCTTGAGAGAGGCTAATTCATCAGAATATATAAAACTTGATGCTGAAGATTATTATTTATGTGTACAACATGGAGACTATATGAGAGATAAATGTAAATTTGCACCTGTTGAAATAGCAGACAAGTTTTCTATAGAAGAAGGTTTATATAATAATCAATTTGGATTTCATGGTGATATAATATTTGGACTACCGGGAGTATACAATAGTTTATAAGTAATCACAGATCTCATACAAAGAATACTGAAGTGTAATCTCATCTCCTGCTTTAATCTTCTTTATAGTTTTTATAGTCTTATAATGATAATCTTCATCTTTATCAATTAACTCACAATTTGGATCCTCTGAGTGATTAATAAATCCTCCTAATGGAGTTCTTATATAATTATGTTGAAACTCAGGATCATAAATATGACTAATACCTAGATCTATCTCAGCTGGAATATCTTCCGTGGCCATAATACCAGCACCATGTATATTAGAAGGACCTATAGACAAATAGTCTGGTAGAGGTTTATAAGCTTTGGTTTTGCATTTGTTTTTTTCCATAGTTTCGTGTTTTATTTCTCCAACTTGCTTTACGTTGATGATACATATATGTGTTATCTACTACAGTTATTCCCTTCTTATCATTAAGTTCATTATAAACTTCACTAACCATCCCTGGACCAGCACTCCATATTACATCCTCATCTGTCCATTTATTATTTAATATACTACTAACTCTCTTTATACTTTCATTAATACACTCTAACCATAACTTCTGTTTTGATTTTAAAGATGTCATTGCAAAATTTGCTATCCTTAATGTTACACTCTTATCTTCTCTTGATCCTATAGGTATCATAATGCCCTCTGTATAGAGAACAATATTAGCAGACTTTATTATATTTTCTGGTATAGGTTTCATTCTAAAACAATCAGTGTCTAAATAGGTACCTGTATTATAATATAAGAATAAATATCTAGCAATGTCACATCTTGTGACCCAATTAGGGATCTTATCCCAGATTTCATGAAGTTCAGGATGATTTTTTAATAGAGGATCAATGTCTTTTGGATAGATTATATTACAACCTTTCAGTGAATCAGGCATAGGATCATTACCTTTGAATCCCCACATATAGTAGTAGTCCATTATTTAACGTAGAAGTCAGTAATGTTTAAGAACCCATGCCATCTATTTATAGCATAGAATATAGGCAATGCATCCCCCCATTCTTTTCCAAGTTTAAGATTTCCTTTTCTATCTCCTCTCTTATAGATATATCTACTTTTTGAAAATTGTTCATCATCCATAAAGGCATAAGCAAATGGAGTAGCTACTGTCAACTCTAAAGCTTGTCCCATTTCTCCTAGCATTCTTGATGTTGCCATAGGAGACTTGAATAATTGATACATTTGTTGATAACCACCCATTCCTGGAATAGGATTAAATACAACAAGTTCTTTTTTCAATTTATCTGCTTGATGTAATATAACATTCTCAAGTCTTTTTTGTGTGTCACTATCATCATCGTCATCTTCAAACAATCCTATCAATAGATTTCTTAGTATAATTGTCATCATGAATAATCCTAACTCACCAAAGGTTCTCATTGCATTCTGAAGTTTCTGCTTACCTGCCATAGTATCCTTCCCCTCTCCATGGTGTTCTTTATACTTCTCCATAATAGAACCAAGTTCTCCAATATTTTTCATAGCAAACCCCATAAAGTTCCACCAGGTTAAGTATCTTCCTTCCGTCCATCCTAGATTCTCATCATAGTATTCTCTTCTAAATCTTGCTTTAAAAGTAGGAGCTACCCACTTATGAAATTGTGCAGCCATTTGTCCTAATGCATGTGATTGCATTACCATCCTATCCTCGTAAGCGTAGTTACCGTGAATCTGAATGTTTACTTCTCTTATGTAATTTCTTATTTCGTATCTAGCATCATCATTCCATGGCATAGTCTTCTCTCTACCATAGATTTGTATCTCATCAAATCCTTCCTTCAAAACTAATTCACCTGTTTCTCTATGAAATACCATTGCATCGTATAGTCCTTCTGTCTCTCCTGTTGTAGTATTTATTGCAGTAGAAGATCGTAGTATGGCATTACCTACTTTAGTTTGTACATTAAATTCCCCTAAGTCTTGTAAGAAGAATCCCCAGTTTGTAAATTTTCTAAATAAAGTCTCTCCACCTGGTTTACTTCTTGATTGTTCACGCATGTCAGACTTATCGTCCATCATTCTAAAGAATTCAACCATAGCTAAATACTTACTATTATAGTTAGCTGGTTTCCACTTACTTTCACTATCTGTCATCTGTGCTAATCTAGAAAATGCATCTGTCATAGCTCTACCATTATACTCAGCAACACTATATCCCATTTGCTTTCCATCCCAGTATTTAGATCCTATTGACTCTATAGTATTTGATAACCTGCCAAATAAATAGTTATTTACATTAGCAAATACATTAAATCCTACATATGCTAAAGATGTTTGATCAATTATCTCTTTTGTAACTTTTTCAAAGAATCCTTTAGTATCTCCATCATTACCATAGTAAGTCATTTTTAACCACTTCCTTGCTCTCTGTACTCTTCTTGATTCACCTCCAGACTTTCTACCTATAGCCTTTCCTTCTTTATCAACTAAAACATCTCCAGCTGAATTCTTAGTAGTTCTATCTGCCAATACTTTCATCATAGCAGTATAAGTATCTTCTGCCTGACTCATTACTTCATAGTTCTCAGCCATAGAAGAGAATTGTAATAATGATTGAGTCATATCTAGACTAAGAGTAGTGGCACTAGGTGTATTCT